GCACAATTCAAGCACTATGAATCAAATTCAAGTGGCCTCGTCAGATGCCGTATAAGGGCCGATGGGTTGACCCTGGCTAACAGTAGGGGGTTGTATTTGAGCGCCTAGAATCGGCTTAGAATGCGCATCGATTGTGCGCGATTGGTGACAGCCTTATAACCAAAAAAACTACAGGCAAAAAAAAGCGCCCATATTGAGCGCTATTTTTCCTTATTGTTGGGGTTTACATTATGAATATCGCCGAACCAAACACTAGCACAAGCAGCACCGTTGACCCGATAAGACTCTCGACAATGTGCACGTCGTCGTCATCTCGCCATCCATTTTCCTTCATTCAACCCCCATCTCAACAACGCTGTTAAAGTTAATCACTAATTGATAGTGCAGCTCAGAACCGTCATACACGTTATCACCGCTAGTTGTTACCTTGATCATCGACTTAACTACCTCAAGCGAATCCGCTACTTTGTCCGCGTCAATATCCCAACCGTAATACAGTTCCATATCGGAATCTAAAGACAAATCCGAACCTTCACCGCTAAACCTCCGCACTTGAATGGTGGGAGATACATCGACGAGATTGGTTTTTTGCAATTGTGAAATCTGATCTCGCAATCCCATAATCTCGTGATGCTGCCAAACGACCATTTTCTCGGCATCGGTTCTCTTTTCGTAATCGATTTGGCTACAATTGTTGAAAATCTCATTTGTTGATGTGCTCATTATTTCCCTTCTTTTTGTAAGTGTGCAGCGACCATATAAACCCGCTTAAACAAATCAAATTGCTTTTCTACGCGCTCCTTTTGTTCATCACTGGATCTCATAAGCAGCATGGTTACCCTGTCAGTCCAGGGCGCAAAATCGCGCCATTGAACAAAGTGCCTGGCCAGATGATGAGCATGCCAAGTAAGAGCGCGGTCAATATCCTTCGGTGGATTTTTTAAGACGCTGAACAGGCCTTTTTGCTTTTTGGTGATTTGTCCAACGTCATTGACGAATTGTTCTAATTCATCCGGATCGATGTTTTTATCGACCCCCCGATTGATCAATGAGGCGCGAATCCATTCTTGCCCGCTGCCAAACCTGCTTTTTGTACTCCATTGGTTTTTCATGCTGCCACCCTCGCAATCATTCGGGTATCAATCACAAAATCAGACTCTGATTTTTTCGCTTTGCCTTTAGCCTTTAAGCCTACAATCGTCTTACCGCTAAACAAATTTTCTAAGTCGGACGCATCACCATCGATCACGCGACGACCTAAAAATGTCTCGGGCATATCACCAAAAAAGACGACCGATATCGGCACGTCGTGCTTTAGCGCGATTGCTACTTGCTTTTGATATTCGGCTTTCCCGCTATAAGAGAACATCAAACGATAGTTATCGGGAGTATTACCTAGTCTTTTCGCGATCTTAGTGTAATCGTAAAAAAAGACATTAGGGAATGCTTGCGGAATGCCGTACCGTTCCCATTGGATATCGCTGATAGTGTTTAATCTCACAACCGGTTTGGTGTTAGTCTTGGCGCAAAGTCGCTCAAAATTGCCGAGTTCGCGTCTCAATTGATCAAGAAAGCCTTCGCGGTCATTATGGAAAAAATCGGTTTTGGCCTGTCGACCCGCTTCTACATTGCTAAACGCGCCCATACCGGCACTAACCAAACAAGGCTCGGCGCATCCTGCTAGGTGGCGTGATGGACATAAAATGTCATCGGGTCGCATGCTTAGACTTGCCAAGCGAATATAGTTTCCGAATTTATCAACGACCTTTTTGGATCTAAAATCGTTGGTTTTTTTAACCTTCGTATTGTTGCCGCTTGTATCTAGTAGTTTCATCTTCTCTTCCTTTATTGTGATAATAAAAACACTGTTACCGAGTACCAAACCACCATCACGGTAGCAGTAACGACCAAATTTCGAACTATCAAAGCCGTTTGCATTCTGTTCATCTTGGCTAGATCCCGCTCGATTTGTTTGCGCTTGGCGCTGTTGATGCCGGTCGGCTTCATCTCTATAACGTTGCTCATCTTCTCTCCTGGTTAATCAAAACGTTTACAACGAATGAGAAATTAACGCGAATCGCCCTGGTCGTCTAATACTGATTAGCTATAAGGAAAAAGGAATCACCGCGAAAGCGGATCGTTTACAGATATCAACCGACTGACCCTATATCATCTCAAATGATATGGGCCCAGGTCGAAAATCATCTCAAATGATGTGATCAGGATATGATCAAGGGGTAACCAGGGGATAGCCATGGGATAGCCGTGGGATAGCCATGGGATAGCCATGGGATAGCCGTGGGATAGCCATGGGATAGCCATGGGATAGCCATGGGATAGCCATGGGATAGCCATGGGATAGCCATGGGATAGCCGTGGGATAGCCATGGGATAGCCGTGGGATAGCCGTGGGATATTAAAGTTTAGATAGCGAAACCTTTTTCGCAGATCTAATCGCTTTACGATATTGAATGACCCAGTGTCGCCAGAAATTTCTATTGAACTCAGCCTTGGATAAAGTAGCTGCGGGGAACAGTTGTCTTGTACGTCTAGACTCTTTGCCCAACGCGATAATCATCTTTATTTGCTTGCCACCAGGGTTCTTCTTACTCCGTCCCAATCGCTGCCAGAGACCTCTATATCTTTCGCCCTCTTTACCTTTGGGTATGCCATAGAAGTATTTCTTATCTTGACCTCTGAGCGCGTTGTATTTATTCCTCGTCAAGTTGCCCTTTTGGTTGAGCTTGACTCTGCCTTTGACCGGCTGCATCAACTTACGTCTCTCAGGTTTCGGTGGAAGAATCTTACCGCCTTCGATAATGTTCTTTAAATAATACCGATCTAAATAGGGCTTATTATGCTGTAAGCTAACGTACAGATTTCCCCTCAAATCGCGCTTGTTCTTACTTCTCTCCACCCTAAAACCACTCTTAGTATATCTCTCAGCACCACCCTCAAGATAGTTATCAATCTTATTCTTCAAGAATTTATTAGTAGAAAACAGCCAAGAGTTCATTGCGAGATGCGTAGCATAAGGCACTTGCTTCTGCTGCAAGACCGCGTTGTAGGCTTTCTGAGCGTCAATCCTGATCGTTATCGCCATTTTCTTCCTCCGCTAACTCGCATATCTCGCCAAATACAGATTGAGTATGTATGTATAAATACCCGATCTCAGCTAACAAATGATCAGGGTCATAAGACTTTTCGCCCTTTTCCTCCGACACCCAGGAAACATGTTCCTCTGTTTCTTTCTGCATCAAACAAAAAACATGAGTCACTTCTTTCCGCTTAACCTTAATCAGAAGATCTCGTAAAAAGTCTTCTAGTTCGTTGGTTCTTATTGGAGTGATATTCGACATAGGGGTATCCATGGGATAGTTTATCAGATTAATAAGGCTCGTAGTCTTCTTCGTATTCCCAATCGCATTCTGTGCATTCTTGTCGATCATAGAGACCAACTACCTTAACGACTAACTCACCGCAAATCGGACACCTTAGTTCATTCCACGGTGCGTTCGGATCGTTCCATGCTCCTGCTGGATAATTACTCATAGCTTCTGCCCTTTATTATTGCTTTATTCAATGCCTCGATTAAACCTTGTTTATCAGTCGGTATCTCTACCGGCTGGCTCCACACCTCATCGGTGAGTCTATCGTGCTTCTTTAAACCAATCGCAGACCTTATATCTTTCAGGTTTGACACATAACCGCAATCAGTGCTCGTCTCCCAATACACTAACCTCATCGTGACAACTTGTCTAACAGCTTTAAGACATCAGGAATGACCTGGCGGTGAAAGTCATCTACATCATCGGGCCCATAAGCCTCTAGAATCTTAGTTAAAGTCACATACGCTCGCAGTATTTCTTCTTTTGTTGGCTCCACTTTTCTTCTCCGGTTATCCGTGGGATAGCCACAATATAAACGAAATGGTTTACCATGGGATAGTTTATTTAGTTATAACTATGATGCTTCTAATAACTTAACTCTCTCCTTGGCTAACTTATATCTCTTTAAATCGTTGTAGGTTATCCGAGAACCCTTCTTCTTCTCGGACTCGAAAATATCAATGAAGTACAAATCCTCAATAGCTTTATCAATCACCTTCTTGGGTATGACCGAATGCTTTGGATCTCTGAATAAGACTGTGCTCGGCAGACCCAGTGCATTGACGACTTCTAAGCCATTGGCCTGACATGCGAAACAATGTATCAAGACTCGATCATCAAGCTCAGTGAGCATCATTGATGGATTTCTATCGTTGTGTACCGGACAACATGCCCACGCTTTGTTATCTTTCCTCTTAACCTTTTCTAACTTAGGCAATATGTCGTTTAGCACCTTTGGCCCTCTTAATGTTCATGTGTTTAATAAACCCTTTGACCTCATCTGAGATGTGTATCGCCGGTATCGAATTAACCTTGGGCCACACCTTGAACTTCTCTCTGTAAGCCCATGATGCCCAACCAGGCTTGTATCCTCGTTGCTTTGCGTAGAACTTAAACTCACCCAGCCACTTAGCCTTATCAGCCATAGTAATCTCTTTCAAGATCTGGCTGTCGCTTCTCATGGTTTCCCTTGGCGGCAATTCATAACCACAAGCACATCTAGGAGGCACAAAGACCTGATAGCACTGGGGACAAGGTGAAAGATTAGGGTCTTTCTTTTCCTTTGTCAGCGATCTCTCAGAGTAGTTCTTCTGCCCCTTATCTAAAGTCTCAGGAACTATGTCCTCAGCAAACCCATGCTTCTCTACGTTACCAGAATGATCGAGATAAACGGCAAAATCTTTATCCTTTGCGGTTCTCATTATCCGACCAGCACGTTGGACGTAAGTGATCAAAGACTTCGTTGGAAAGCAATCAATCAACGTCTCTACCTTTGGAGCATCATAACCTGTATTAAGTAATCGAGAACACGAAAGAATCTGGAAGTCACCAGCGTCATGACCCTCGAAAATGATCTGACGTTCCTCTAAGTCCATGTACCCATCGATATGAACCGCTGATATACCTTCTAGCTCGAACATCTCGACCAGCTTCTTAGAATGTTTAATAGACGGACTGAACGCTATTGTCTGACCTTTGCCATACCGTTTGAAGTTCTCGACGATATCTCCGACTAGCTTTTGATCTTCTTCAATCACTTTACTTAAAGACTTGGGATCATAGTCATAGGTGCCAGTGCTCATTCTCCTGGTTTTGACGTTCTTTAAGTCTGCTCTATCACCACCGTAATACTTAACCGGACAGAGGTAACCATGGGATAGTAATTCTCTGGGAGTAATCGGAACCAAGACTTTGGAGTAATGATTACCCAATCCCTTTGAGTATGGCGTGGCGCTTAGACCTATGAAGGTACAAGCACTGTAGTTCTTCATCAGCTCAGTCATCGAGTCATAGTGCGTATGACACTCATCGACGATTGCAACGTGAAAGAATGGCTGACGCTTTCTTCTCGTGAGTGTTTGTATCGATGCTATCTGAATTTGAGCGTCTGGATCTGTCCTGTAATGCTCTGACTGTATGACCCCCACTTTGATACCGGCTCTATCGAACTCGATCAGAGCTTGATCAACCAACTTCACTCGGTCGCAAATGAAGATCCCATGCTTACCCTTTTTAACTACGTTCTTCAATATCTCAACCGCCACCATTGTTTTGCCGAAAGAACACGGCGCTGCCAAACATATCTTTTTGTGGCCCTGAGTTGATGATTCTCTCAACATCTTTATAGCTTTTTCCTGATGCGGTCTTAATTTCATCTTTTATCTTCTCCACTGCTTGTTTTTTAGCGCCGACAAATTCCTTGTTCATCCTCGTTTTCTTTCTGTGACAATTAGCACATAAAAGTTGAAACACTTGATATGGATTTTCTAGCCTCAAAACCTCTTGATACGATTCCGACCTTCTTTCTTTACCAACTGGTCTTATATGATCAAACTCCAAAACATCTGGATCGTCCATGCCGCAACAGACGCAGACATTTCCCATTACAGAAAGAGCCTTCAGCCTTTGCTTTTTTCTATATACTTTATCCCAGCTTCTTCCTACTAATCCGTATAATTCTTCATGCATCTCTAAGTGCAATGATGTCTTCGCCTTGACAACATTCTTTAAATCATCACGAATCTTCTTTTGCATAACCTGAGCTTCTTTTTGACGCTTAATGTATGCGAGCCCTTTTTCTCCCTCCATCCATTTATTTCTATAAGATTTCTGCCGCTCGTTGTTTTCTCTCTGCCAGCGATTTCGATCCGCTTTATTTTTGTATGGCATCTCTTCTCCTTATTTTAAAGACAGCTCGGCTTTTTCCCTTTTGCAAGATACAGGCATATGATTCGTTACATCACTTAGCCTTGGCGTATCTAGATCTTACGATCCGGTACTCATGTGCTTTCGCTTTCCTGGTCAATCGCTACTTGACCACTCCACTTGGAGCTTCTGCATTTATGGGACGTAGATCAGGACAAGCCGTCAGTCCTACAATCTGCCTACGGATTACTGCTTTCTGGATTGGACGCACAGTTAAACGCCACTTTCCATCGGCGAAAAGCAGTTGAAGTCTGATTCAAATGGTGGGAAAATTAGATCCGTGTCGGTTTGCGCACGGTTAAAATCCCTGACTCAAATCGGCCTTCAGGGACTGGTAATCCCGCCGACACATTCAATACTACTCTACTTAGTTTCCTCGATCAACCTGTTCAAATACCACTGGGCTTTTCTAAGGTCTTCAGCCGGTGATCCTTTGTACTTATGTCTGTGAAGATACTTGTGACAGTTACCCAACAGATATGCGCCAAACTGATCGCCTAGTTGCTGCTTGATGTAATCAATTGCTTCAATCTCGCCTACGTTGTAATGTGGCGGCTCGTCAACAGCTAACCACTTGACCTGATTCCATTCTTCAGGCGTAGCGTCTTTCTTCATTGATCTTCTCCATCTTCCGAATCATTAAACTTGCAGTGCGCCAACTTATCCCGAATCTAATCGAGATTCTTCGTGTACTCCAACCCAACTGCTTACGTTTAAATACTTCTGTTTCTAGTTCTTCCCTGCTGGCTATTCCTTTAATCGGAAACGCTAACCTTTTACCCCTTTGTCTCATTATCATACCTTTTAAATATTGACTGAACGCCTTTTCTGTTCATCGGATTTCCAGACCGATTCTTTACGCCTAAAAGTGCGAAATGATTGCCAATCGCCTTCGGCATCAACCCTTCATTACGCATCTTCAGCATTTGTTTGATTATCTTCTGTTCTTCATGATTTTTCTTGATCTTTCCATCTTCTTCCCGAGTGTAGCCATACGGCAAGATTCCCCCAGTGCTTAATCCCTGTTCACGTCTTTTCTGCAATGCCGCTTTGGTTAGTTCTGACGTTCTAAGTAAATGCGGCGAATGAACCTTCGCATGACAAGGCGCACACAGATTGACCGTCTGAGTCCCGCCTAAGACACGGGGAACAACGTGATGAGCGTGGTCTGCCTGAAAGCCACATTCAAAGCACACCAATCCTTTTCTTTTCGATCTTAATTCTGGCATTAAAATCTGCCAACATATCTCGATAATCTTTAGCGTATAGCTTAATCGGGGTTCGTTGATTTGCCAACATGTTATCAACATGATCTTTTCCGAAGTTTCTGATCATGAATAGAGTATAAACCTGTGCTGCCGATCCGTGTTTCATTCCGTAAAGGTTACAAGCAGGGCATTGAGGCCAGACGTTATTAGAGTCGAATGCATAGAAGGATGACTTACCCTTGGGCAAGAAGTGACCACCATGAACGGTTTTATAATGTCTGACTTCGCCGCACGTCACACACTCGCAGAAACCATTGTCGTCAGATTCTTCTAGCCTTCTTAATAGCTGAAATGCCTTCAAGCATTTAGCCCTGAGCGTTTCTGGCACGTTGGAACTCGCTGTCTTGAGGATTCGTTAGTGTAACACCATGATCGATTCCCCAGTGAAAGACTTGCTCCATAAACTGATGCATCTCGCCTTTACTTAAAGATTTGGTAGATCTTAGTTGATTAGGAATAGTGGTACTTCCAACTACTACGTCTTCAGTCCCCAGAAACTCGTTCTTCATTAGCTTCTTCATATCTTCAGGGCTTACGTGAACCTTCTCTGAGAAATGCTTAGACATCTGACCACACCACATATGAAACAAAGCATTCTGGTTCAAAGACCTAGAAGTCGAATAGGCTTCCAGCTTCCAGGCAACAGGTCGTTCGTAGTTCCAATCTTCTAAAGACTTACGGAAAAACGTAAGCACATTGTCAATGTCCCTACGATTTTGAACTAACCAGAACTGGCCGTTCATCGCTTTAACTCGTCGATTAAGTCTTCAATAATCGCTTTAACTTCTTCGTATATCTTCTTAATTACGGTCATAATATTCCTCCACTGACCTTAGCTTCTCCTTTGGGTAGATGTAGTAAGTGCCTTTACAGTATTGATCCCTTAATACCTGGTAGCCATATGCCCATCCTTGGACGACATACTCACCGTGATATCCAGTCACTAACCAGTAGATCTTTTTCTTGTCGTCTCGGTTAGACAACAAAAGATTATAGTTATGATTAGGAGACCATCTCACTTCATCGGTATATCCGATATCAACTGCTCGCATCTCAGTGACACCACTCCAATGAACGTTTAAGACTTTACACATCACGAACTCGGATATCGCAGCTTCGATGTGATTGCCCCACTCTTCCTGTGGCAAATGCTTTCTGTCACCTCGATGTTTATACCCCTCAAGAATAGATTCTACTTGCCGCCTCATGCCGTGATGAGCCGCGTGTTCTATCTCGCGCTGAGTAAGATTAATCTTGACCAAGTTGTAAAAACTCCAAAGCATCCATTTCTAGATGATTTGATAGTTTCTCCACTAGCGATATCTTTGCGTCTTCTCTATGCCTCCACTGACTAACTTGTTGCTTAGTGATACCAAGACTTGAAGCGAGCTCAGTTGAGCTCACTCCATTCTTGACCTGTGCAAGTCGAAGAGACTTACCGAAATTAAAACGGCAAGTCATCGTCTTCTACCGTAGCAGTGGTTTCTGATCCATAAACATCTTGGATCTTCCCAGTCATGACCGGCTGATTCCCTGAAGCATCACGTTTCCATAACGCGATATCAATGGTCTCACCTTCTTTAATGTTGCGGTGAGCAACGACTTTACCACTAAGGATCGGCCCACTGCCGCCTCGGTCATTCTTCCATAGGCTCACTTTACCGCGATTGTCATATTCCATTTATATTCTCCCTATAAGAGTTAGATTGGTTTCCAAGTCTTCCAGCAATTTATCAACCGCCGCTGAAAGTGAAGCGATATACTTGTCGTCTCGTTTGACGTTCATAATTAAATTAGGCAGATCTGGGTGATAAGACATAAACCAGTAGTCTGGTAGATCCATCAACCACATCGTACCCTGTACTTGCGCGTAATACTCTTGAGGCATTTCACCATCTTTGTGATAGTCGATCAGATACTTAACATGCGTGGTATGCATTGGACACTTAATCTCTAAACCAGAATCAGCCATCAACCGATCAGGGCTGCAACCAACCGTCTCCTCATCGTTGGTTACAAACCCTACTTCTCGGCAGATTAAATCTGTCTGGAAGCTAAATACATCCGCAGCTTCGGGCTCTAATTCACGTCCACGCTTCATATAAAAAGTATCAAACGAATCAAATCGCTTTTTAGCCATTGTCTCAGCTAATAGCTCATGCATGTATTTTTCAGATGACGCACTAGGCTTACCCGTGGGAGTCAGAAGGTCTTTGAACCGACTGGCACTTGGAACCCCAAGCCGTAGCGCAAACCAAGCCTCAGACCCTTGTTCAACGTTGTGGATCTTCATGACTTCGCCTGTTTAGCTTTCTTCTGTTGAAGCTGCTTCTTAGCCTTCTCATATTGTGAGTCAGTCAGACTCTTGAGATTCTCTACACCGTAAACTTTGAGGAATGCAGACTTGCTTGATTGAGTAGCATCTAGCATCGCGTCAAGATGAGCCACCTTTTCGTCAGAGATATCTTCTATACCCAACGTAAGATCTTGTGCATCAGTGTCCTCATCGGCGCACACAGCCCACATGCTTTGTGCTTGGTATCTCTTTAAATAGGTTGCCATTGAACCCAAGTCCTGCACAGGATTCTTACTTGCCTCAGAGATCTTTAGAGATGCAGTCTGCTTAATCCACTGGCCTGAACCGTGGGATATCTGGCTAGAGACACATACATGCCCAGCTTTGGCTTCTACTGCTTGAATAAATGATAGTCCGTTAGCGGATGCTACTGGACGAATACAACCTAGAACTGACGTAAGATCAGCATACTCGTTCTTAAAGAATGTGTTCTTGGTGTTTTTACCTGGATTGCGAATCTCGGACTGCGCTTTAGCAAGTGCTGTCGCCAACTCGTTAATGTTTTCCGACTGTTCCATTTTCTTCTCCTTTGCTGAAACGATTAAAGAATAAACGATTCATGCGAAGAAGTAAACAAAACTAAAGATATGAATTAGGGGTATCTATGGTATGATGGGGATTCTTCTCCCCTGTGCCTCGGCACAAACCCCTCGGCCCACTTCGGTGGGCCTTTTTAATATGTCCAGATAACCGGCGTAGTCTGACGGATGTCTACATGGACAAAAGTCTTGGCGATTCCAATACCTGAGAATCCGAGCTTAAGA